TGTAGCTCGCGCACTTCTCCTGGTTGGCCCGCTGCCATTCGCGCCCGGAGTCTCGGAACTTGTCCGGGTTCCGCTTGCGAGCCTCTCGCAACCAAGCGGTCTTCTGTCGCTGGATGTCCGCGGTGGTCCTCCGTCTCTTCGTCTTGTGTCCAGGGAGGCACTTGTTCGGGTATCCCAGGTACGCTCCAGTGCTCGTATGGGTTCGTGCTCCGATGGACGTCCGCTTCCCGCAACCGCAGGCGCAGATGCCCGTGCGGAGCGTCCCGTCGGGAGCGAAGATTGGGGTGGGAGGCTGCGGCGGGGATGTGGTAGCTTTGGACACGTCGGACCTCCACAGAAGGTCTGGCCTGGCCCCCGGGGCGTTGACGCGCTCGCGGGGGCCTCTTCTACCGGCCATTCTACAGCGTCAGGCCCCCGAGGGGAAGCGCCTTCACAGCGTCGGCGTCTCGTTCGCCTTGTCCGGCGGCTTGAGGCAGCCGTTGAGAAACTCGGTGAGCCAGTCGCACCACCGCTGCACCTTGGGCCACTCCCACTCGTCGAGTTCGTCGAGTTTCACACCGACGCCGCAGCCGTGGCGCATTGCGCGCAGATGGCGCTCCACCCAGTCCAGGTACTGCGGCGTGATCGGCGTCGGCAGTGGACAGCGGTCCGAGCCTGCCGGCGGCGGGTGGCTGACCGCCAGCGTGGTCAGACTGAGGGCACACCTCGCTTCTTCGCCAGCTTCGTGAAGTTCTCCACGAAAGGGATGTCCACCTTGATGACACGTCGGCAGTGCTCGCACTGGACCTCTACGCCGAGGTCGACACCGCAAGTCGCATCGGTGAACACCTGACCCAGGCGGGCGAGGTCACCGGCGTCGAGATCGTCTACCCAGTCTACGAGGTCGCGGTAGACGGTTCCCACGCCTTCGACCTGGATCAGCAACTCGGCCACGCTCTCGGCCTCGTTGCGCTTCTTGCCGCGCTGGCGGTCCTCGATTTGGGACTCGAGGTCTCCGGTCAGAAGCCGGAAGGCCACCGCCTTACCGACCACCGTGGTCTCGAAGCGGTTGCCCGCGAGGAACGCGGCCTTGGACGCTTCGGGGAGCATCTGCAGCGGCAGCGCGTTCAGGTGGCTACCCCAGGACTGCATGCCCGGGTTGCGCTCGCGGCAGGACTCGGAGTCGCACTGGAACTCGAAGTCGATGTCGGCCCCGAACCCCAGGATGCGGGCCTGGATCCAGGCGTAGAGCCGGTCGGCGTAGAGCGCCTTTCCCCACGTGAATTTGTCGCCGTAGACCGCAGGATCGTCAGTGCGCAGCCAACAGGCCTGCAGCATGTCGGTCAGCGCACGCGACAGGTTGCGACGGCCGTTGTCGGCGAAGGCGCGCAGCTCCTTGAACTTGAAGCTACGGATCTCTCCGGTGAGCCCGGACGGGCAGGTGATGATGGCAGACGGCATCTGGGTTCCCTCCTACTGTCGGCCGGGCGGTCCCAGAACAGCCACCGCGGCCGCGATGGTGATGGCTACCGACGGGTGAAGTCCAGGCCCATGTGCTCGAGCGTCAGGGTCTCGATCACGACCTCGGTCGCCTTGTTGTCGCGGTCCGATTCCTTCCAGCCGGTCACGATGGCCTTGTGGGCGGTGTAGCCGAGGAGCACGTCGTCGTTGAGGTCGAGCTGCTCGATGGTGACCTCGCGCGCCATGTCCTCGAACCGGGCGCGGCCGCTCATGCAGAGCAGCGCCCAGTCGACGACGCGATGGTCCAGCGTGCGGCCGCGCTCGATGACGATGGGCTTGTCCTCGCGGTTCCCCGGCAGCAACGCCGCCGGGTTCACGTTGCCGCCCTCGTGGTGCATCAGCTTCTCGACGCTCACCTCGAGCCCGCTGCACTTCGAGGTGTCGATGACACCGATGCCCTGGATGGTCACCCGGTACTTCTTGGGCGACATGAACTTCTTCGGCTGTCCGTTGATGGGGGCCATGTGCTCGTCTCCTCAGCCGTCGCTACACGGCCTGGCTGGCGTCGTAGTTCCGGGTGTCCTTGCTGATCCCGATGTCGCCGAAGAGGATCGGGTCGTTGGTCGCGAGCCCGATGTACCCCTTGAGCTTGTAGGCCGCGACCACGTCGGCGGTGTTGAGGCCGGCGCCGAAGTCGACGACGTAGGCCAGCGCGGGGTCCTTGCTCTTGAAGCAGCCGGCCGCGGTCAGGTCCCGGAGGAACACGTCGACCACCTGGCGGCACTGCTCGCGCGTGATCTCGTCGTTGTCCAGGTGCCGGACCACATCGATCGCGGTCTCGACTTCCTTCGCCACGTACTGGGCGCCCACCTGCTCGCCGACGGTCGGGAAGTCCTTGCCGTTGCCCTTCTTCCCGGTCAGTTCTCCGTCGACGTAGAACGGGCCCGTGGGATCCTTGCGCAGCGGGTTGATCCGCTTCGGGAAGACGATGTCGCGAGTCGTCTTCTCGCACACCGCGTGCGGCTGCTTGCGCGCCGCGTCCTCGCCCTCGAAGCCCACCACGGAGCGCAGCGGGTAGGTCTTGCCCGCCGGCTGCGTGAACTTGCCCTTGGGGCTCTCGGCCGCCACGAAGGCGCAGAGCCCGGCGAGCAACCCCGACGGTGGCACGTCGACGGTGGCGCCGTTGCCGAAGATGGCGGTGTCGGGGTTGATGATGCGGGGCCGCGGCCAGTACATCGCGAACTTCTGGCTGAGCCCCAGCAGCAGGGCCGTGGTCTCGAAGTAGGTCACGATCTGCGTCTTCGAGTACAGGGCCGGCGGGTCCAGGATCGCGAAGCACTGGCCGTTGCGGTCGGTGTCGCAGTAGGTGACCATCGCGTTCTGGACGGTCGAGGTCGCGCGGCCCGGGACCAGCAGCAGATCCAGGATCGGCAGCGTGTCGAAGGCGTAGAGGCCGGTCTGCGCGGCCTTGGTGCCGACGTAGTCGGCGTCCACGAGCCCGGTGAGGCCGTCGTTGCCGCCGGTCATGTAGGCCGACAGGACGTTGACCGGGCGCTGCTGCACCCAGTAGTCCTTGCAGTCGAGGTCGGTGACCGCGATGTAGTCGGACCCCGAGTTCTCGTCGTTGATGATGGTCTCCACGTAGTCGTCGGCCGTGTCGTCCATCGAGAGGTTCTTCCAGGTCTCGATCTTGACGCCCGAGAGCTCGACCGTGAGGTTGAAGTGGTCGACCTCGCCGTTGGTCGCGTCCTCGATGCGGATCTTGATCGAGTTGGCGTAGGCGCCGTGGGTCTTGCCGTCGACCTGCAGCGTGTTCGCCTCGACCGTGCCGACGTTCGTGGTCTTCAGCGTCACCCGGGCGGCCGCGCTCTGCGCGACGTCGACCACGCGGTGCACGATGCGGTTGATGTACAGCTCCTTGCCGCCGTTGCCGCACTCGGCGAAGTAGTTGTGCACGGCCAGGGCCGCGTCGGCGTTGGCGGTGTACCCGCCGTAGACCTTGCGGTACTCGTCCTCGGACACGACGAGGCGCGCGCCGAAGGGGCCGCGCTCGCAGACCGCCTCGATGCCGACGAGGTGCGCGTTGCGGGCGGTGATGGCTGGGATCCCGCCGGTGCCGAAGCGGACCCTCATCTCGGAGGAAAGGTCGGTTCCCATCGTGCTCTCCTACTTGCGCGTCCGGACGGGCGCGCTGTTCGTGAACGGGGTCGGGGTCGTGATCTGGGTGGGCGCGGAAGGCGCCACGAACTCCGGGACCGTGGTGGCTCGGATGTCGCCGCGCTTGACGGCCGCCGCGATGTCGGGCGCCTGCAGGATGGCCAGCGGCAGCCCCGGCTTCGTCTCGCTGCCCAGCAGGGTCAGCACCGCGGGCGCCGACTTCGTCGCCGTGTGCACACCCGGGACCGGCTTGCGGACGAAGACGCGCGTCTCGACCGTCGTGCACTCGCAGTGCCCGAGGGCCGCGCAGTAGTGCTCGTGGTCGAGGTTGTAGGCGCGCATCTGCTTCAGGCGGTGCTGCAGCGTCACGGGCATCAGGCGGCCTCCGTGCGGGCGCTCTCGATCTCGAAGGTCTCGATCAGGGGGGCCCGGCCGAACTGCAAGTCGTCGGTGACGCCAGCAAAGCCCTCGACGGGAACGCCCTTGACGACGAAGGAGCCCCGGAACGAGTGGACGTTCGAGAGGTTCGCCGCGCTGTCCGCCGTCGGATCCGTCAGCAACTCCAGCTCGAACTCGACGGTCCCCGCGGTGGGGTCGCTGCCGTTGGCGTCGACGACGAGATAGGGGTTGCGGCGGAAGAACTCGACGGACTCCACCAAGAAGTTGAGCAGCGTCCCCTCGTTGTCGGTGGCGCCCACCAGGTCGAACTCGAGGTCCAGCACGGGGGCCGCGCGGTAGCGCTTCCACACGCCGGCCACGAGGGCCTTGCGCGGCTGCGTCGTCATGCGCTCGGGGTCCCGGCTCGGGCGCGGGCCGATCAGCGTCAGCGACGGCAGCTTTGGGGCCGCCGTCGTGTTGAGCCCGTCGGTGGCGTCGTCGTCCCAGTCGGTCTCGGTGGTGAAGACCGTCTCCTCGCAGAGTTGCCGCTTGCACTCGCGGATCAGGGCGCGGATGACGCGCCCGAAGTCGGACTCCGCCGTCAGCTTCGGCAGCGAGTACGTGAAGGCGGAGGTCTTCGTGACCGTCTCGCCAGGGATCGGGTCGCCGGCGTCGTCGAGGTTCGTGACGATGACGGACGCGACGAGATCGGCGTTGGCCTCGGCGTGGTCCCCGACGGGGGTCCAGCACGTCAGCTTCGTCGCCGACTCGACCTGGACGTTGGTTCCGTCGCGCGTGACCGTGGTGGACACGCCCTTGCGCACGACGACCTGGACGAACTGCACCGACACCGGAGGCGGCGGAACGGGCGCCGGGCGCGCGGTCTGCGCCGTCGCCAGCCGGAAGCCGGTGCCCGTAATCTCGACGAGAGTCCGTCCCGCAGTGGGGCCAGTGCTCGGAGAGACAACGGTGACCGTCGGGAGCGACATCGCCCCTCCACTCTTGGGGCGGCGCAGATCCTCGTCAAAAGTGCGTGTGGGCTATGGCTTGGGAGCGAGCGGCAACAGATTGGCGAGCCGCTTGGTGATGCGCTTCATCGTGTTGAGGTCGTCGCCGAAAAGCGCGTTGAACACCGGGCGCACGAACGGCCGGGCCGGGATGCGGATCGTTAGCACGCCGCCTCCACCCTTGCCGACCTTCAGCGTGCCGATCCTCTTGAACATCGCGTGCAGGTACGCTCGCTGCTTCGGCGTCATCGCGACGGCCTTCGGGCCGGCTCCGAATTCGTGAATTCTCGCAACGTTGTAGAGGCTCTTGCCGTCCCTGGACCTGGCGCTGCGCATGATGCCGATGAACGACGTGTCGCCCTTGTGGATCGCGCGGATCCCGCCGATCAGGTCTCCAGCGCCGATCAGCGCCTTCGTCCCGACGGACTTCATGCCGGCGCCGATGGCTCGCCAACTCGTCGAGGACTGCGCGGCCCGGACCTGCCTCCCAAGTGATGCTACGGCGCGGGC